CCGGCATCGGCTTTGGCTTGCCGGTTGAACATGCGTTTGATGCTCTCAGCGAATCCGCCCGTAGGGTCCTGCTCCGGCGTGAAGTCCAGCGCGGTCTCCACGGCTTCGGTGAAAAGGTTGTCGGGGTGTTGCTTGCGTGCTGCCAACGGGCTGACCTTGGCGTTGGCGCTGAACTGCAGCACCTCGCAACCAAGGCTGGCCGGGTTGTCGGTGACGGCGAGGCCGACCAGGTAGGCCTCTTTCGTGTCTGCGAAATTCGGCTGCACTTCCATCGAGCAATAGATCTTCTGGCGTGCCTTGGTCAGCGCCACCAGGTCGGCGGTGGGATCGAGCTGCGCCATCAGGGCGAGCTTCTTCTGGCCGTCGATCTCCACCTCTTCCGTACTGAGCGCGATCACGTCGCCGTAGGCCTTGAACGGGCCGTCCGGCGAATAGCCGCGGATGTGTTCCATGTTGATGCGCGCGCCGTATTTCTTCGGGTCGTAGTTCTTCGCCATCTGGACCAGCGTGGGGCGGTCGATGACGCGACCGTCGCTCGTCGCGCCTTCGGTCGCAATGCGGAAAAAACGGGGTGTCTTGGTAGCCATGTGGTCCTCTGTGGTCCGTGGGTCGGTGGTGTTGCCATTTCAGCGCCGGACACACGCGCGGGCAACGCGTTGTTGTTGTGGAAACCCGCGCCACAACAGGCTTTGCGTGGCACGCGCGCGCGCGACCGGTAGCGTTGCGGCATGACTACGCTGCCGCCTATTGCCTCTCTCACGATCGACCCGGAAAAGGACCCGCGCCGCATCGCACGCACCCTGTACTGGCAGGGCTATCGCGTCGCGCGCATTGCGGAAATGCTCGGCGTCAAACCGGTGACGATCCACAGTTGGAAGCGGCGCGACGGATGGGCCGACACCACGCCTGACGAACGTGTGGCGCTGACGATCGAAGAGCGCTTGATGCGCCTGGTGAACAAGGAAGCGAAGGAAGGGCGCGACTTCAAAGAGATCGACCTGTTGCGGCGCCAGCTCGACAGCCTGGCTCGGCGCGACCGCTACCGGAACGGCGGCAATGAGACCGACCTGAATCCAAAGGCTGCAAACCGCAATGCGGGGCCGCGCAAGAAGGCCGAGCGCAACGCGATCAGCGAAGACGAACAGAAGCTGCTGCTGGAGGCCTTCCGCGATTCGCTGTTCGCCTATCAGGAGGTTTGGTACCGCGCCGGCCAGGCAGAACGCATCCGCAACATCCTGAAGTCGCGGCAGATCGGCGCCACCTGGTACTTCGCGCGTGAGGCCTTCATCGACGCGCTGACCACGGGCCGCAACCAGATTTTTCTGTCGGCCAGCAAGGCACAGGCGTACGTTTTCAAGCAGTACATCGTGCAGTTCGCCAAGGACGCAGCCGGCATTGATCTGAAGGGCGACCCGATGGTGTTGCCCAACGGCGCGACGCTCTATTTCCTCGGCACCAACGCGCGCACGGCCCAGAGCTATCACGGCAATCTGTACTTCGATGAGTACTTCTGGGTGCCACGCTTCCAGGAGCTGCGCAAGGTCGCCTCCGGCATGGCGATCCACAAGCACTGGCGGCAGACGTACTTGTCGTCGCCGTCCACGCTGGCACATGAGGCCTATCCGTTCTGGTCGGGCACGCTGTTCAACAAGGGCAAGCCGAAGGACAAGCAGGTCAAGCTCGACGTGAGCCACGCCGCGCTGCGCAATGGCATGCGCTGCGCTGACGGCCAGTGGCGCCAGACCGTGACGGTGGAGGATGCGCTGCGCGGCGGCTGCAACCTGTTCGACCTAGACCAGTTGCGGCGCGAGTACAGCGACCTGGAGTATGCCAACCTGCTCATGTGCGAGTTTGTGGACGACACCGCGTCGGTGTTCCCGCTCTCGATGCTCATGCGCGGCATGGTCGATAGCTGGGAGGTGTGGCCCGACTTCCGTCCGTTCGCACCGCGCCCGTTTGGCTCCCGTGAGGTGTGGGTCGGCTATGACCCCAACGGTGGAGGCCCGGAGGGAGACAGCGCGGCCATCGTCGTTGTGGCGCCGCCGCTGGTGACCGGTGGCAAGTTCCGCGTGTTGGAGAAACACCAGTTCAAAGGAATGGACTTCCAGGCGCAGGCCTCCGCCATCTTGCGCGTGTGCGATCGCTACAACGTGACGTTCATCGGCATCGACCGTACCGGCATCGGCAATGCGGTGTACCAGCTCGTCATCAACACCCGACCGGATGCCAAGGGCTTCTCCTACTCGGTGGAGGTGAAGACCGCGCTGGTGCTCAAGGCCCACGACGTCATCAGCAACGGCCGCCTGGAGTTCGACGCGGGCTGGGTCGATTTCGCCGCGTCGTTCATGTCCATCAAGAAAACCCTCACCGCCGCCGGCGGCCGTGTCACCTACCAGGCCGGCCGGTCGGAGGAGACCAGCCACGCCGACATGGCGTGGGCCTGCATGCATGCGCTTTCGAACGAACCACTCGAAGGCGTCACCACCACCAACACCAGTTTTATGGAGTTCTCATGAGCCGCACCAAGAATCGCCGCAACTCCAGCGGCAGCACCAGGTACGTGCGCACCGTCAGCGATGCAGCACCTACGCAACGCCACACGGATCGTGGCGCGCGGGCGGAAGCGTTCTCGTTTGGTGAACCGACAGAAGTGCTCGACCGGCGTGAGCTGCTGGACTATGTGGAGTGCATGCGCATGGGCAAGTGGTACGAGACGCCGCTGCCGCTCGAAAGCCTGGCGCGCATGTTCCGCGCAGCCGCGCACCACAGCTCGGCCATCTACGTGAAGCGCAACATCCTGGTGTCGACGTTCATTCCGCACCGGCTGCTGTCACGGGCAGCGTTTGAGCGCCTGGTGCTCGACTTCCAGGTGTTTGGCAATGCCTACCTGGAGAAGCGCATCAGCATGAGCGGCACCACGATGACGCTGGAACCCGCCCTAGCCAAGTACATGCGGCGAGGCCTGGACATGTCGACCTATTACTTCGTGCAGAGCTGGCAGCAGCCGCACGAGTTCGCGCCCGGCACCATCTGCCACTTGCTGGAGCCGGACATCAACCAGGAGGTGTACGGCTTACCGGAATACCTTGC